TGGATGTGATTGCAGATGGGTGGTCGTTGACCATTTACATATGCTAGTCAGTGCAGTTCATGATGGAGATGAGAGACGAGCCATTGATACTATCATGACCAGACTAAGAAGTTTGGTAGAAGAGACAGGTGCAGGAATCATTTTAGTTTCTCACTTGCGTAGAGTTGATGGTAACAAGGGACATGAGAATGGTATTGAAGTATCTCTATCACATCTAAGAGGTTCAAATAGTATTGGACAGCTTAGTGATTGTGTCATCGCTCTTGAGCGTAACCAACAATCCAGCGACCCCGAAGAGGCTAGGACTACAAAGCTTCGTGTACTTAAGTCAAGATACACAGGTGATGTAGGACTTGCCGCGAGTGTGGTGTACGATGGTGAGACAGGTAGACTGACAGAAATTACAGATGAAGACATAGAGTTTGATAACTCTTTAAGCGAGGCGTTTTAATTATGGACTTAGTATTTGATATAGAAACTGATGACCTTCAGGCGACACTGATACATTGTATCGTGGCTCAGGATGCAGACTCGGAAGAGATATTTAGATTCCCTCCTGATAAACTTCAAGAGGGCTATGACTTTTTACTCACGGCTGACAGACTTATAGGTCACAACATTATAGGATTTGATATACCTCTTGTAGAAAAGTTTGGTAAGATTGACCTAAGTGGTAAAGAAGTTATAGATACTCTTGTACTATCTAGACTATTCAATCCTGCCAGAGATGGTGGTCACAGCTTAGAAAAGTGGGGGTACAGATTAGGACTATCGAAGATTGAGTTCGAAGACTATGTCAACTACTCATCTACAATGTTAGAGTATTGTGTTAGAGATGTGGAGGTTAATCTATTAGTGTACAAAGCATTGCGTAATGAATCAAAAGGATTCGGCAAGGACTCAATAGAGATAGAACAATCTATCGCTAAGATAATTAAGCAACAAGAAACAAATGGTTTCAAGTTCGATATGAAATCCGGACTGGTACTTTTAGCAGAGCTAAGAGAAAAGATTAAGAACATTGAAGACGAAGTACATAGCACCTTCACACCTAAGTGGGTAGACACTAAGTTAGTGACACCTTACATTAGAAAAGATGGAGAGTTATCTAAGCGTGGACTAAGCGACACAGAATTTGAACAGATTAAACTGACAGGTAATCACGAACCCTTCATGCGTCAGCAGTTAGTTGACTTCAACTTAGGTAGTCGTAAACAGATTGGAGAATATCTCATTGACTTTGGTTGGAAGCCGGATAGGTTTACACCTACAGGTCAGCCTATAGTAGATGAGAAAACTCTGTCCGAGGTTAAACATATACGCGAAGCTAAACTTATTGCAGACTTCTTATTGATACAGAAACGTATTGCTCAAGTTGATTCATGGGTCAATGCAGTCGCAGAGGACGGACGTGTACATGGTTTTGTTATACCTAACGGTGCTATTACCGGCAGGATGACACACAGAAGCCCCAACATGGCACAAGTTCCCAGCTCTCATAGTCCTTATGGTAAGGAATGCAGAGCGTGTTGGATTGTAGAAGAGGGCAATGTATTACTAGGTGTAGATGCTAGTGGCTTAGAGTTAAGGATGTTAGCACACTACATGAACGATGAAAATTATATTAAGGAGATATTAGATGGCGACATTCACACAGCTAATCAAAATGCTGCAAGACTTAAATCTAGAAATCAGGCAAAGACATTCATTTATGCACTCATGTACGGAGCAGGAGATGAGAAACTTGGAAAGGTGGTTGAAGGAAAGACAGCAGATGGTCGAAGAGCTAGAGAACATTTCTTCGATAATAACCCTGCATTTAAATCTCTTAGAGACAGGGTTAATAGAGCAGCATCAAAAAAATATCTCAAGGCATTAGATGGTAGGAAGCTTTACATACGCAACACTCATGCATCACTTAACACTTTGTTACAGGGTGCAGGTGCTATTGTTATGAAGAAAGCATTACAGATACTAGACAGTGTATTCATACTTAATAATGTTGACTACAAATTTGTAGCTAACATACATGATGAGTGGCAAATAGAAGTTGTTGAAAGCCAAGCTGATTTTGCAGGTAGATTAGCTGTCGAGAGTATAATAAAAGCAGGTGAATACTTTAACCTTCGCTGTCCTATGGATGGTGAATACAAAATAGGGAGAGATTGGAGTGAGACTCATTAATCATTGTGATAGTAGGAAAGGAGATATGGCTGAGTTCTATGCAGTAACTTGGCTATGGGATAACGGCTATGAAGTATTCAAAAACTGTGGTTGCACAGGTCTTGCAGATTTAATTACAAGAGACCCGAAAGGAGCAATCACTTTGATAGATGTTAAAACTGGACAACCTCAGATGCATAAGCAAGAAGGCAATAACTTTACCAAGAGTACAAGTCGTACTCCTGCACAAGTTACAGCTGGAGTGAAGTTGTTAATGTTTAATCCTCATACACGCAAACTTAAATTCGTAAAACATAGAAAATAATATGACAAATAAAAAGAAAACACTTGACACTTCTAAACAAGAAGTATATAATAAACTGTCGGCTAAGAAAACAACATCCGAATCTGGTCATTGGTATACCCAAGAAGGCGACCCGATGTACACAGTCATAGGTGCTAACGGTAAGGAAAGAAACACTACCCTTAGAGATGCTAAGAAAGATAACCTAGTACCCTCTGTCACTACCATTCTTGGTATGATAGCCAAACCTTCATTAGAGAATTGGAAAATAAACCAAGCACTTAACTCTGCTCTTACCTTAGAGAAAAATGTGCTGGAATCTCTAGAAGAATTTGCTTACAGATGTAAGATAGATTCTAAAAGGATTGGTCAAGAGGCTGCAAAAAAAGGTACTAAGATTCACGCCATGATTGAACGAGGATTCTTAGGAGAAGAAGAAACAGAAACTTACTGTATCATTAAGAACTATTTAAACGATAACTTCCCTGACGAAGAATGGATAGCAGAAGCTTCCTTCTGTGCTGACTTGGGTTACGGTGGTAAGATAGATTTATATTCTAAGTCTGGTATCTTTGTTGACTTTAAAACTAAAGACAATCTATTCGGTAAAGACCCTGCTAAATTAGTATACGATGAACATGGTATGCAGTTGTCTGCCTATGCCCAAGGCTGTGGTTTTTCTGATGTAGAAAGAGTATCTATATTTGTAGATAGAAAAGATACTGAGTTGATATCCTGTCACATATGGGATAAGACTTCTCAAAAGAAACACACTGCTATGTTCAATGCTATATTAGATTATTGGAAGCTGGTTAAAAACTACGACTCCTCTGTTACTAATGGCTAGAGTACCTAGAAAACCTAGACCTAAAAAAACTAATGTGCCTAAAGGTTATGATAGTTTATGGGAAGCCCAACTGCATCAAACATTATTACATGATTGGAAGCACCATTGGGATAACATAAACTACATAGTTAAGCATAAGTACGAGCCGGACTTTGTTAAAATAATTGACGGCAAAACAATATTGTTAGAAGCTAAGGGTAGATTCTGGGATTACGCAGAGTACAGTAAGTACATACATATTAGGGAGGCTTTGCCAAAAGACTATGAATTAATATTCTTATTTCAAAAACCTTTTGCACCAATGCCAGCCTCTAAGAAAAGAAAAGACGGGACTAAAAGAAGTCATGCCGAATGGGCAGAGACAAATAATTTTACATGGTACAACGAAGAGAGTGTGCCGAAGGAGTGGAGAAGTAGTGAATTATAAATTCAATGAAGACGAAACAATAAAACAAATTAAAAGGTATGTAGATAGTACTTACAACCAACACTATGCTTACGGAGACTACCAAGCTACAGATGTTATCTTTGATAGTGGACATGGTGAGGGGTTTTGTATGGGTAACGTCATAAAGTATGCCATGAGGTATGGTAAAAAGAACGGACACGATGAAAAAGACTTGCTAAAAATAATACATTATGCTATAATGGCTATTCATTTACAGGATACAACAGATGATTGAAGATAAGATAGGAACTAAGCCTTACTTAGGAATAGAGATAGACTAT